ATTTGGGAGTTGTTTCAGATTTAACAGCAGTTGCATATTTAGTTATCAAGGATGGAAGATACTACTTTAAAACTCATTACTACTTACCAGAATCTGCACTTAATGAAAAGGCAGGTAAAGAACAATATAAGTTATGAAGAAATAGAGGTTTATTAACTGTAACTGCTGGTAACGTAACCGATTACGATTATATAACTAATGATTTAATGAAGTATTCAGAAATAGTTAATATAAAGTGTGTAGGTTATGATAAATATAATTCTACACAGTGGGCTATAGATGCAACTGAAAAAGGTTTACCACTATTAGAATACAGTCAAAGTCTGGCTAATTTCAATAAACCAACAAAAGAAATGGAACGGCTAATATTATCTGGTAAAGCAGTAATTGATAATAATGAGATCAACAGATTCTGCTTTAAAAATGTAGTCTTAAAATCAGACCACAACAACAATGTTAAGCCAGTAAAACAAGCAGATAAAAATAAAATTGATGGTGTAATTTCTATGATACAATCTTTAGGCTGTTTTTTAGAGGTTCCAAGATATACAAACGAAATATATACAATATAAAAATGAGCTGATTTAAAAAAGATAAAACAATAGTAGAGCAAAGAAGCGGATTCTGTGAATCACTTATGTATAATGCACAGGGTGGATATACTACCAGTAAGGCAATGCTATTATCTACTGTTTATAGGTGTGTAGATGTGATTACAGATTCAGTTGCACAGTTACCATTTGAACCATATTTAATAGATTCAAATGGTTATAAATCAAAATTTAATGTACATCCTTCATATAGGTTATTAAATAAAGAACCTAATAAAAATATGAGTAGGTTTACTTTTATGAAAACACTGATTACTAGTGTTATTTTAAAAGGTAATGGATATGCTTTTATAGAAAGAGATAAACAAGGTAATGCAACCGCCTTACATTTTATACCAGCGGATTTAGTTACAATTATGCCTTCTGATATTACTAATTTGACTGGTAATTTTAGATATTCAATCACAGGATTTAAAGCACTTGTAGAGCCTATTAATATGATTCATTTACTAAACTTTAGTTATGATGGTATTATTGGTATAAGTACACTGGCACACGCAAAATTAACGCTGGGATTAGCTACAGATTCAGAAGCACACGCAGCAGGATTTTTTAAAGGTGGTGCTAATTGTGCAGGAGTTTTAAAAGTGGAAGGTGCAGTAACTAAAGAACAATCACAACAAATAAAATCAACCTGACAGACTGCATTTTCACCCGCTACTGGCACACCTAATGGTGTTGCAGTACTTAGTGGTAATATGGATTTTCAACCTGTATCAGTCAATCCATCAGATGCACAACTATTAGAAACTAGGGAATTTAATGTAGTTGATATATGTAGGTTTTTTGGAGTTTCACCAGTTAAAGCATTTGACTTATCTAAAAGCAGTTATTCAACTGTAGAAGCAACTCAATTATCATTTCTAACAGATACACTACAACCATTATTAGAAAAGATAGAATTGGAGTTTGAACGAAAATTATATAAACCATCTGAAAAAGACAATATTAATGTAAGATTTGATACGTCTGTACTTTTAAGAGTTGATAAAGCATCACAAGCAGAGTATTTTAAAAGTCTGGTTTTAATTGGTGCAATGACTATCAATGAAGTCCGTAAAGAATTAGATTTACCTGCATTAGATAATGGTGATAATAGTTTTGTTCAAGTCAATACAATGACCTTAAAGAATGCAGTAAAAGAAACAGTAGTAACAACAAAATTACAAAATGATGGAATTAAGAAACAGTAGCTGAGAATTAAGGGCTACAGAAGAAAGTAGAACTGTAGAGGGTTATGCTTTAAAGTTTAATAAAGAATCTAATGATTTAGGTGGGTTTAATGAGATGATACAGCCAGAAGCATTAGATGGTATTTTGGAAAAATCAGATATACTTTGTCTATTAAATCACAACGAAGATAGAGGTGTTTTGGCACGTTCTAAATTTGGTACAGGTTCATTAAAATTAGAAGTAGATAGTGTAGGTTTAAAATATAGATTTGAAGCACCTGCAACCGCTTTAGGTGATGAACTTTTAGAAGGATTAAAAAGAGGTGATATAAGTACATCTTCATTCGCATTTAATATTGAAAGTGATGTATGGGAGAAAAGGAGTAATAACACCTACCTAAGAAAGATCACTAAGTTTAAAGAAATATTTGATGTTTCACCAGTTTATAAAGAAGCATATCCAGATACAACAGTTGCACTTAGAAAAATAGAAGATTTAAAAGCAGATGACTTAAAAGGATATTTTGAACTATTAAAAAATAAAATAAATTAATGAAGAACACATTAGAACTATTGGACGAAAAAGACCAACTAAAGAAACGAGCACAGGAAATTGTATCTGGTGCAGAGAAAGAAATTAGAAAAATGAATGAATCAGAAGACAATGAATTTGATTCTATTACTAAAGAACTAGCTGAAAAAGATTTAGAGATTAGAAAGATTGAAGAAGATAATACAAGGAATTTAAATAAAGTAACAAATAAACAAAACAAAACTATGAAAGAATTTTCATTATTGAAAGCTATTGATGACGTAGCTAATAACCGTCAACTAAACGAAAGAGCATTAGAAGTTATTGAAGCAGGTAAGGCTGAATTTCGTTTTGCTGGACAAAACACACAAGGACAAATAGTATTACCAATGGAAACGAGGGGTGCAATTCAGGCAACTGTTGCAACCGCTGGACAGGAAGTTGTTGCAGAGGATAAACTAGGTATTTTAGAACCGCTTAGATCTAGTCTGGTAATGGTTCAAGCTGGTGCAACCTATCTAACAGGATTGACTGGTAATGTATCTATTCCTGCTTATTCTGGTAGTAATGTATTGTGAGCAGGTGAAACGGCAACCGCTACAGATGGTGCTGGTACTTTCTCAGAAATTAATTTATCGCCAAAACGTATTACTGCTACAATCAGTATATCAAAACAATTTTTGATTCAAGACTCTTTGAGTGCAGAAGCTATGCTTAAAAAGGATATTGTTACAGCTATTGCAAACAAATTGGAAGCAACCGTATTAGGTTCAATCGCTGGAAGTGCTACACAACCTGCTGGCTTGTTTGATGGTGTTGTTGCTGATTTGGCAACTGTAAACTATTCCGAAATTGTAGGACTTGAAACGGCTTTAGAATCTGCTAATGTAAGAGGTAATAAAATATTTATTGCTTCACCATCTGCAAAAGGTGCACTTAAAACAACCCTTAAATCTGCTGGTGTTGCTGGTTATTTAATGGAAGGTAATGATATTAATGGTTATAATACCCTATCAACTTCTGCTGTACCCGCTAAAGGTTTAATCTTTGGATGTTTTGAAGATTATGTTATTGCACAGTGGGGTGGTATTGACTTGACTGTTGATCCTTATTCACAAGCAGCAGATGGTAAAGTTAAACTGGTTATCAATGCTTATTTTGATGCTAAACCACGTAGGACTGAATCTTTCCAAAAGGTAATTTTAAAATAATAGATAGAATATGTATTTAACACTAGAACAAACTAAAAAACACCTAAATCTGGATGCAGATTATATTGATGATGATAATTATATCACTTCATTAATGCAGGTAGCAGAAGCAGCAGTTGAATTACATATCAATCAAAAATTAATAGATGTAGTTGCAGTTAATGGTGAGGTTTTACCCTTACCATTAATGCACGCTATGTTGTTAATGACTGGTAATTTATTTGCTAATCGTGAATCTGTTTCTATGAATGGTAAAGCAGCAGTTATACCTTTTAATTATAGATACTTATTAGACTTTTTTCAAAACTATTCAAACTAGATTTAAATGATACCAGCAGGAACACTAAAATACAAACTGTTATTTAAACACATCATTAAAACACAATCTGCAACTGGTGCTATTAGTACTTATAAAGTTGATTTACTTAGTTGTAAGGCAGCTAAAGTAAAAGCTAAAAATAGTTCTGGAATAGATGCAAAAGAAATGTTTAATAGTTCAATTATTGAATTTAAAATACGATTTAATAAACTAATCAACACTGACTTAATAGTTAGTTATAATGACTGTGAGTATAAGATTATAAGTGTTGATGACAATAAGTTTGATAACAGTATAAGTTTGATTGTTGATAAAATAAATAATTAAATCAGATGCAAATACAAGCAACTTTAATAGATTTTGATAAGGTTTATAATTCAATCAATGGATTAACCAATATTGAAAAAGATAAAACAATTAAATCTGCTTTAAAAGGTGCTTTAAGTGTGTTTTTAAACGCTGGGAGGTCTAATTTAAGAGCCAGATTAAAAGGTAATAAAACTACTGGGAATCTAAACAAGGCTTTTAAAACTAAAGTAAAACGCAATTCACTAGGTGCTTTATCTGGTTTTGGTGCTTTGGGTATGCATTCGCATTTAGTTGATAGAGGTACAGTAAAAAGGACTACTAAAAGTGGTAGAAATAGAGGTGTAATGCCTGCTAACAACTTCTGGACTGATGCAATAGCAACTAATGAAGGTACTGCAATAGCAAAGGTTTATGAAGGGATTGATAGAGCAGTAACTAGAATATTATTAAGGAATTAAGATGATAACAAAAGCATTTACAAAATTCAGCATAACAACTGATATAAGAGCATTATTAATTGAAAATGTAGAATTAAAATCTATAATCAATAATAACATATTTCCACTTATTGCACCAGAAGGAACTACAGAAGATTTTATTATTTACTATAGAGATAAATACGGTAAAGACTATACAAATTTTGGTGTTTATAGTGAACACTGTGTAGTATGAATAGTAGCAGTTAGTGATAATTACGACAGATCGCAAAATATTGCAGAGTTAATAAATGAAGCAATTGAAGGTAAGCATAATAATACTTCTGGTAATGGTTATGAATGTAGATTGATAGATTCTACAGAAGATTTTGAGGATAAAAAATATATTCAGATACTTGTATTTGAGGTAAAATAATAATAAAAATAAAATAAAAATAAAATGGCAGATTTTAATGTAAATACTGATCTAGTGAAAGGTTCAAGCCTTTTAGTATATGTAGGTGCAACACCTATAGCTTTTGCAAAAACTTGTGATTTATCAATTTCAGCAGATGCAATTGATACTTCTAATAAAATGAGTGGTAATTTTAAAAGCTCTTTACAGGGTGTAATTTCCTGAACTATTGCGAGTGATTTTTTATATACGCGAGTTGCTTTAGATTCTAATTTTGATACTTTGTTTGCTTCTATGCTGGCTGGTACTGCTATAGATGTAATAATTGGCACTACATCCGATTCTACAACCTTTGCAGTGGATAAAGGCTTGTACAGT